AGATAGATGCCATTCACAACAAACGCTACATCACGCCCCGCACGTTTGTGGGCAGAACGGGCTACTTTTTGGCCGATGACCCCACGGCAACACTCCCGACCGACGACTACCTGACGCTGGCCAACAACCGGGTGATTGACAAAGCCCTATTCTTGGCATACACGACGTATGTTAATGAAATCAACGACGAAATTTTGGTGGATGAAGCCGGGCAACTGGAACTTACCAAGGTGGCGTACTTGGAGCAGGCCGTTCGGAACGCCATCAACCTGGCGATGGTGTCGCGGGGGGAAGCTTCGGGGGTTGAGGTATTCATTGACCCCGCACAAAACATTTTGGCTACCGACCGCCTCGACGTGGTGCTGCGAATTACGCCCGTGGGCTACGCCAAGTCGATTGTGGTGAGTTTGGGTTTTAGGAATCCGGCGGCGGCGTAAAACTTACAGGGAAATAAAACTTTTAACGGGTATTTAATATGGCAAATTTTAATAGCAACGAGTTTGGTTGGAAAGACGTAACGATTGGGGTAAACGGGCAGACGATGCTGGCCGCCACGGGCATATCGTTCAAAGACGACATCGAGCGAGAACTCATCTACGGCAAGGGCAACAAGCCCATCGCCGTCAACGACGGGAACGTCAAGTACGAAGGTGAGTTGAAGATTCATCAGTCGGAGTTAGAAAAACTGCTGGAACTGAAGGGCAACAAAGGCACAGCGGGGCTTCGTGATTTGACGATAGTGATTGCGTACGCCAAAGAAGGCCGTATCACGACCCGCACCCTGATTGGCTGTGCGGCCACCAGCAGCGGCGAAGGCTACAACCAAAACGATAAGTTTGCGGAGGTTACGGTGCCGTTCATTTTTCTCGATATAATCTACGGTTAAAACCCCATCCCCTTGCCCTTGCCCAACGGTGGGGAAGGGAATTTAAATTATGGAAGCAAAAGCAATAGAGATTTTTACGCGGTTTCCGCAATTAACGCAGCTTTGGCGAGCCAACGACGGCGAGTATTTTGTTGAGCAAGATGATGCGGAAGAATATATCCGCACGAGTTTGGGCGGTGGGGCTTATACTATTGTGGTGCGAACCAACCCGCTACCGCCTGTACCGCAGCCATATACTCCAAACCAACCGATATGGGTTTATGTGGCAAACCCAATACAAGCAGGTGGGCTACGCTACGACAACGTGGTAAGCAGCACCAACGACAGACTGGGACAAATGGGTGAGGTTACGCATACCACTAACAGCGTTGGGGCGTTTCGGGTGGGTAACTGGGTACATTTGTTGAGCCGTTCGGGAGCTACCGCCGGAAACTTCAAGTTTGGCCAAGTAACGGCTGTAATTGGTAATACAATCACGATTAATTTTTTGAGCTGGACGGGTGAAGCTCTAGCAACGCATAACGATTGGGATATTGTATTAACGGGGCAGCGGGGTCCAACTGGCCCAACTGGGCCGCAAGGTATTCAGGGAATACAAGGCGTTCAGGGCGTTGCTGGGCCCACGGGGCAAGTCGGTCCACGGGGCGAAAAAGGAGACCCCGGCGAAGGGCATACGCAAATATTAAGCGGCAGTGGTGACGTAACGGCGGCGTTGAATCAGTTTGAAATGGCCGTTGGTGATATTTATCTTGACACCACGGGCGGAGCGTTGTGGCAAAAAACCGACCTGACGGCACCGCCAAGTATTGGCGTTTGGTTGATGCTGCCCAATAATACATACTTCATCAAGATTGCGGATATGCGAGGCCCACGGGGCTACGGTTTTGAGAACATCACGAGTAGCACCAGCCACGCTATTACGGTAGCGAGTAAGGTTTTTACGGTCAATAATGTGCAAGCTTTAGCCGTTGGGCAGTACGTGCGGCTGACGGTCTCGACGGGAATCAATGCGGGTTACTACCTAAGCGGTACCATTACGGCCGTGAGCCGCACCAACGTGACGGTCAACGTTGACGAGGTTAACGGCTCAGGAACGTTTAATACTTGGAAGCTGACCCTCAACGGCCCACGGGGTTTAGGCCGAACTGTGCAGACCGTAACTACCGCCACACACGCACTCAGTGAAGCCATTGCGGTAGATAGCGTGGTGGTAATGACGTTTGAGGGCGACAAGACCCTGACGATTCCGGCCAATTACCCTTCAGAATTGGCCTTGACGATTGTCAATGCCGCCGAGGCGGGTTCTATCAGCGTTGAGTTTCCGGGCGGCGTGAAAGGCAATTATACCGCCAACCAAGTTTTTACTATTGCGGTCAATGCGGGGGCGGATACATTTACGTCGCTGCCGACAACTTTTGATGCCAAGATGGTTATGATGAAAATGAACGCCGGATATTGGATCAAACTAAACTAAGCCCACACACGCATCATGATGACCGTAGAAACGATTTTGAAATATGTAATGCTGTTTTGGCAGCTAAGTGAAGACGAAAACTGGCAATATTTTAATAATACCGTGCAGTACGGGATTCTGGTGAACCTCCACCGATTAGGTGCGTTTATTGCCGAATTTGAGGTGATTAAACTGGCGTGGCGGTCGGATTTCATGGAGTTGTTAGAGGTTAACACCGGAGAGCCTTATCCAGACTTAGATAGGCTCGAAACAGATACCGCCTATTTACAGCAACTCGAAGCCCTGCAAACGCAGTTTATTGCGGCTAACCCCGAATTGCAAGCCTATTTGTCGCAACCCGTAACGACTTACACCATTTATACCATTAACCAAGCCTATATCGTGGGTTTTATGGATGAACAATTTTTGATAGATGAATTTCCAGAAGTATTTGTAGCAGCACTTAACTAACCAATAATTATGACCAACGAACGTGTAATACACATTTTTCAGAATTTACAGACCCTCGAAATGTCGAGTGTGCTGACGGCGACTGTCAAGTTTGGCATTTTAAAAAACAAGGCCAAAATGAAAGACACGCTACTAGCATGGAATGCTTTAAGCGATGAACTGTTTGCCGAGGCAAAAACCGCCAACGAATATGACGACGAAATGGCCGCCTTAGATCCGGGCTACAAATCTCAGATGGATGAACTGTGCAATAATTACGCCAACAACCATAACCGTTTTGTGGCGTGGAAAAACGAGGAGTCTAATTACGTACCGTTTCAGATTGACATTGATGAGTTTATTAAATGCCAGAATTACAGCACTGTGCTTGTGTTTAACTGTTACGAAATCTTTGTCGAGAACCCAAATAACGCAGCAACTGCCTAAGCTGCGATTTAAAAATCGGGTTTTATACCCCGACGAAATCGTTTGTTGCGAAGCCGACGGCAACTATACCATCGTAACTTTAGCAAACGAAATCAAGTTTGTGTCGGGATATTGCCTACGGTATTTTGAAAGGCGTTTCCCGTCAAAATTTCTGCGAATAAACAGGCAGACCTTAGTTGATAGAGAGCGTTGTAAAATAGAAAAAACGGGCGTTTGGCTCGGCACAAAGCACTATAAGTTTTCAAGAAGAATGAAGCCAAAAAAGCATGGAACCAGCAAAAACAATTAACAACAAACCGTTAGGCAAAATGAAAGCACTGACCGAACACACCGATTTGAACGCCGAACTAAGCGACCTCAAAACGCAACTTGCCAAGCTAGAGGCCGAAAAAACCAAGCGGGAAGCCGAGGCCAAGCAGAAAGAGGCCGCCCGAAAAGCCCAAGAAACACGGGAAAAAGCGGCGGATGCTCTTTTTGCGGCTCTGAAAAACATGGGCGTTCAGGTGCCCGATGTTCAGGCTACTGAGCCGATAGCCTTTCAGGCTGCGAAGCCGATACCGCCCATCGAAACGCCAGTTGTTGCCGAGCCATCGAAAGAACTTGGGCGGGGTATCAGCACCCAACGGGGCTTGTATGTGATGTTGGGCGTTTTTGCGTTGTTTTTTTTGGTGTTTATCGGCTACGGAGTGTTCTCGCCGCTGAACGACTCGGAGGTACGGATTACCAACGCCGCTTACCTGCATTTTATTAGCCACATTTGGCTGAGTATCTCGGTTATATTATCCGGTTTTGGGGTGCAGTTCTTGTTGTTTAACCAGCAAAGCCGCTACCTCTGGACGAACGTTCAGACCGAACAAAGTTTCCAAACCGACTTTTGGAAGCCATCCTACGAAGGGCTTATCCGGTTAGTGACCTGCCTGTTTACGTGGGCGTTTCCGACATTTATCATCGCCTGGGTATTTCAACTGATCCTGGGCTAATACGACAACAATTCAGAGAAAAGGGGCGAAACCCGATTTAATCGAAGTTCCTGACGTGTCAGGATAGCCCCGCCGTTCTTCTTTTTTATTTTTCACCCTTTAATTATTATTTTACATGAAACGTTTTATTGCCTTAATTACCCTCTGTCTTTTTGTCTTCGTGGCAGATGCCGCCCCGCCAGCACCCGAACCCGTGAATCTCAGTGAGCAAGCCGAGTTTGCCACCCGAAGTTGCATCGTGAATTACTACGAGTCGCAAGCTGCGTTGAGCATCATTGAGCAAACGAACCGAAATGACCACCAAGCAATCAATGATTACTTTGAGTTTATTGGTTTACACAGACTGAATAATCCCGGTACAAGTTATTTGGCACGTGCTTATTGCGGGGCGTTTCTTGCCAATGCGTGGCTGCGGTGTATGCCCAGCGTGCCGTTTGTCAAGTCTAACGCAAGGTTGGCAAGTGTTGATGGTTGGCGATATGATGGCAAGGCCGCCTTAACAACAAAAGAGAAGGCCGAGAAAGGCGATGTGGTAGCATTCCGAGCCTACCGGCACGTGGAAGGTATAATTGATAGACACCCGAACCCGACGTTCCCGTATTTTACGGTGGTCGGAGCAAACACCTCCGCACCCAAAGAATTGAAAGAAAAGCGGGGCGGCGTGTACAAGAAAACCCGTTTGTGGCGTGACATTGGCTGGGTAGTCAGTGTCGAGAAAACCTTGCAATTGATTTAATAAGAACTCCCACCAACCTCCCCCAACGACGGGGAGGCTTTTTAAACAACTAACTACCAAATGAAGCAATCAAAAATTACTTTTGAAACCCTCAAAGCCCTCAAAGACACACACGGTGAAGTGTTTGTGGTTGAGGCGGATATGCGGGAACTGAGCGACCTGGAACTTGACGAAACCGCCGCCGCCGATGACCTGAAAATTGAAACGGCGAAAATCAGCGACTTCAAGCCAGAGCAGGGTGTTTTCTACGCCATTTTGAAAAAGCCCAACAACAGGGTCAAGGGCTTTGCCATGACCCAGCGAGACCCCGTGCAGATGGGAAACGTGATTTTGAAAAACTGTATCTTGGAAGCTGACGACGAAATTTTAGGTGACGAAGACGTAAACTTCACGGCGGCCATGAACGCCGTGCCAATCATTAAAATTGGAAAGGGTAAGCTAAAAAAGTATTAGACGCTCTGCCGGAGATACCCACGAAGTCGGATGAGGCGTGGGAAATTCAGGCGGCGGCGTGGATTAGGTACTTTTTTAAAAACGACCCGTACCAACTCAGTGATGAAGACTTTGTAGTGCAATGGCGGGAAGCACAATACTTATTAAAATTGTTGAAACCAATTAAATCTGAAAGCCCTGCCGAGTAGGGCTTTTTTTGAATCAAAACGATGAACCTCAGCGTAATTTGGAATTTGATGGACAGGATGACTCCGGTGATGAACCGAGTTGGCCGCTCCGCTCAGGCGGCTCAGCGAGTCGTGGAACGGGCAAATTCCTACGTGCAACGCAGTTTCAACCGTTCGGCGGTTACGGTTACGGGGCTTCGTGACAAGATAGAATCGCTGAGGAAATTCAGGGATGGCCTCCGCATCGGTATTGATGACCGGGAGATTAGACGAGCCAACGGGGAACTTACGATACTACAACGAAAACTTGACGGAATAGAACGCCGCAACGCCCGTGCCGACGGCTCACAGCGGGGCGGTGGGATGTTGGGCGGAATTATGCCGGGTGGACTTGCCGCCGGAGCGATGCTGTACGGTGCGTTGAACGTGGGCGGTACTGCCCTGAACAACGGCATGGAGATGGGCAAGAACGAAGAAACGTTCAAGGCCTTTGTGAGCAACGCGGCTCAGGCAAACGCCATCCTCGACAAAGTTAAGGCGTATTCAGAGAAATATGCCGTCTATGACCGCAACACCGTGACGGAGTCTGCCACCCGAATTGCCTCTACGTTTGGCTACGACCAAACGATGCAGATTACCGAGATGCTCGGAAAACTTGCCATGGGCGATGCCACAAAGTTTCGGGGTATTTTGGGGCGTATGGAGCAGATCAAAGGCACGGGTTACCTTCAGGGCGATGAACTCAACGAATTAATGAACCAGGGCGTGTTCGGAATTCAGGAGGAAATTGCCAAGTTCAAGAACATCTCGCTGGAGCAGTTCCACAAACTCAAAGAATCCCGCAAAATCAGTTACGACGATGTTTACGCTTCCCTTCAGCGAATGACCAGCGAGGGCGGTAAGTTCAACGACAAGTTGGATGTGATTATGAACACGGCGTGGGGTAAGTGGAAGACCATCACGCAAAATATCAAGACCCGAATAGCCGAAGTTGGCTTCTCGGCGACGGGTTCACTGACCAAAGCATTTGATTGGGTTATTCGGTTTATGAAGAATTTGAAGCCCGTAGAAACGGCTTTTGGCTCGTTAACCGCCGCCTTTAAAAGCGTTTTCAACGCTCTTTATAGGGTTGGCGTTGCGTTTGGGCTTTTTGGAAGCGGCGGAGATTCGGCCGTGGAAATGGCTAACCTGCTGGCAAAGGTGCTTAACACGGTGGCGTTTGTTATCAACATCGTAGGTAAGGGCGTGAGCTTCGTTGCCGGATTGTTCGAGCGGTTTCCGTTTCTGAAATATGCGGCTGGTTTTTTGGCGATTGGAGCGGCCATTAATGCCGTTAATTTCACTTCGCTTTCGTGGCAAATAGCCTTGATGACTTCCAAGTTTATCAGTATTCCATTCAATTTTATCAGGAATGGCTTTGCGGGTATTGCAACCGCAATGAAGGCACTTTGGGCAAACCCGGTCGCTCTCATTGCGTTGGGCGTTATCGCTCTCGGAGCGGCAATCTATTACGCCTGGAACGAATCCGAAACATTTAGGCGTGTAGTGATTCAAACGTGGGAAGGTCTGAAATACGTGTGGGAACTTGCCGTACAGAAATTTCAGGAGGTCTGGGCTAAGATTAGTGAGATTTACGGCTATATCAAAATTGGCTGGAACTTGGCACTGGCTTATATCTACGCCCGTTTGAGGCCTTATATTGACTTAATAGTCAAAGTTTGGAACTGGCTTGGTGATAAGGTAGGCGGCGTGGTTTCGCTTATCAAAGAAAAATTCAGCGGGATGTTCAGTTGGCTTTTGGAGAAAGCGAAAAGCGTAGCCATGTCGGTTCTTGATTTCTTTACGCTTGGTCTTGGCTCAAAATTGCTTGTCAAATTTGGTATCGGCTACGATGCAGGATTAAAAGTAGCTGACGCTTATGAGAAATCCCGCAAAGCTCAGGAGTTGCTCGACAAAGGGAAAGCACCCGGCTTCGTCAGTAAGTTCATGGGAGCTACTGGTTTAGGAGACATGGTAGGTGGTGGCTCACCCATTGGCGAAGCTGACGGCGGAGCGGGTAAGGCCTCCGGTATAAGTGATACCGTCAAAGGGTCAGTCAGCAAAACGATAACTATTAACCTTCAGCAGTTGGCAACGTTTAATCAGAATTTTGGTGGTGGTGATAAGTTTGATCCGAAAAGCGTTGCGAATCAGGTGTTGGAGGAATTGAATAGAGTATTACTAACCGGGGATCGTTTGGCGGTAGAATAATATGAGCATCGTACTATTTGACATCAACCAAATTTACAAGGCTCAGTTCGGCACGGTCGGCGAGCCGCTCCCAACCGGAGGGCAGCCCGTAGTGGCGGGGAGCAACACGATTATCCGGTGTCCGCTCAAGATGACGGCAAACGGCAATACGTACCAATACCCGCTTGAGCCGCTGGTGAGTGTGCAGGGCAAAAATATTGTAACAAGAAATCCGATACTGAAAAACCGTGATGCCGGAACGGTGAAAGAGCTGTGGACGGCGGATGATTACCAAATTGAAATTAAGGGGATTATCCTCGGTTCTGACTCCGAGCGGCTACCCGCCGAGGATATCAACCAAATACGGAAATTCTGCGAGCTTCGTCAGGCTATTGAGGTCAGCAGCCCGTACCTAACGCTTTTCGGGATTCAGTATATGACCATCGAAGATTATGATTTTATGCACACGCCGGGCTACCAGAATCAGGCGTATGTAATCAAGGGGTATTCTGACCAACCATTTGAACTGTTTTAATGGCAACGTTTGCACTGACATATAACATTCATATCGGGCTTAATCGCTTGAAAGGACTCTCGAAGGTAGAGATACAGTCGAGCGTGGATACCTTGTCAGATACTGCCACGATTACGCTTCCGGCGTACATCAATAACGTTACCTACGATATTGAGCGGCGGGTAAAGCGGGGAATGAAGGTCAAATTCGACCTTGGTTATGACGGAGAAAACGTGACCGAGTTTGTGGGTTACGTGCGGAGCATCAGCGTGAACAGCCCCGTAGTTATTGAGTGCGAAGATGAAATGTTCCTTTTTAGAAAGGCCGTGAAGTCGGAAGTATTCGTGAATGCTTCCGTTACGGACATCCTGCAAAGCGTTGCCTCCCAGCTCGGTTTTGGGCTTGACTCCAGCGTTTCGGATTTGAAGTACGATAAGTTCGTGATTCAATCCGCCACGGGCTACGAGGTGCTCATGAAAATCAAGGATCAGTTCAATATATCATTATATATAAGGGACGGCAAACTGTTTGCGGGGTATCGCTACCTCGAACGCTTCGGGAACGTAACCGTTGATTTCGAGCAAAACGTGAAGGCAAGCAACCTGCAATACGTTTCGGCCGAAGATGTCAAAGTGCAGGTTCAGCTGAAGGGCGTAGGAAAAGATAACAAGTCAACCCGACAAATTGAAGTTGGCGAACGAGGCGGCGAGGTTATCAAATTACCGCCCCGCCTGAACATCACCGATGAAGCTGCACTGGAGCGTATCGCAAAAGACGAACTCAAGCGGCTGAGTTATTCGGGCTTTCGGGGCGATGTAACTACGTTTGGCCGCCCGTACAGTGAGCGGGGTTACGTGGCTAAGGTAATTGACCCGGATTACCCAGACCGAGTAGGCAACTACTTTGTGAAGGGCGTTACGGTAAGTTTTTCGCAAAGTGGTTATGAACGGAAATTAGAATTAGGTGAACGATTAAGCTAATGGCAACCCACGCAGAAATATACGAGAAACTCAAAAGGCTGCACGGCAAACAAGTGCAGTGCCAACCCGCCGTAATCAAAAGTGTAGATAAAGATGCCCTTACCTGCACGGTTGTGATGCTTGATGAATTGGAGATGCCGGGCGTTCGGTTGCAAGCTTCTATTGCTGGCACGAAGCCGAGCAGTTACCACGTCAATTACCCAGCTGCGGGAAGCAGCGTTTTGATTGCTTTGGTAGGCGGAGAGGAAACAGCGGGTGAATACTACGTAGCGGCCATGAACGAAATCGACGGTTTCGACATCAAAATTGAAGCCACGGAGGTCAGCTTCAGTAAGGATTCACTTTCGTTAACCGACGGTAAATCAACGATAGCGTTGAAAAACGGCAGCGTGCTTATCGAAGCTCAGGGGAAAGTTGAAATCAAAAATTCGGCGGAGAGTTTGAAAAGTATTATCGGTGATTTGATTACGGAATTACAGGGAATGCAGTTAGTTACACCAACGGGCCCGGGGACGTTTAACCCGGTTAATATTGCGAATTTAGTGGCGTTGAATGTGCGTTTAAATAGCTTTTTATCATGACACAGGATATACTTTTTGATACTGAAACTGGAGATTTGCGAATCGAAAACGGCGATGTAGTTGTCGGCGATTCGGTGCAGCAGCACATTAATGACCTGATGTTTGCCGAAAAGGGCTTTTTCAAGTTTGATCCAGAAATCGGTATCGGCATTAATCGCTACATAAACGATGAGTTCGATTCTGAAGAACTGATTCGGGCGATCCGACTCGGACTGGAGCAGGACGGCGTCAAGGTTACGAAGCTCATACTGAACAACAACGGAACGATTGAAATAGATGGCGAATACTGATTACATAGCGAAACGTGGGCAGTCGCTTTTTGATATCGCAATCGAAACGCAGGGTGATATTACGGCGATATTTGACCTAGTTGAATTGAACGGGATATTGGGAATATCCGAAAAAATTAGCGAAGGCGATGCCATCGCGACCCCGTTGAGCGTTGCCGCCCCCCGTGTGGTGAGCCGCAATGCCGCACTTATGCCGATTGCTACACTCACGGTTGATTCAACCGATTTAGGAATCGGCGAAATGGTTATCGAAAACACATTTATTATCAGATAATATGGCACAGACACTTGAACAAATAAGAGAAGACATTGAAGCGGCTCAGGCTGAATTCCCGGAACTATCGGAACTGAACTCGTCTTCAGCAACTTCTTTTTGGCGGCTCATGAAGAATATGTTTGCGTTGCTTGTTCTGAATCTTCAAAAGAGCATGGACAGCTATCGTGCAGAGGTAGATGCCATTGCAAACAATAATCGGGTTGGTACGCTAAGCTGGTACGTGCAACAAATGAAAGCCTTTCAGTTCGGTGATACGCTCATTTATGACGAAAAGGGAATTAGATACCTGAACGACAGCCCAGAAAAACGGATTATCTACCAAGCAGCGGCAAGCGATACAAATGACGGAAACGGAGCAAAAGTTGTGCTGAAAGTAGCGACGAGGAATGTAGCTGGACGGATGTCACCCCTTAACGCTCAGCAATCGAATGCTTTCTTCGAGTATCTTGAGCAGATCAAGTTCCCAGGCATCCGTTACGAATTCCGCAACGTTTTTCCTGAGAAAGTGAAGCTCGTTGGGAGTGTTCAAGTGAATCGGCTGTTGCTCACAACTGACGGCAGCAGGGTAAGTAATGTGGCTGAGTTTCCGGTTCGAGATGCTATTGTCAGTTTTCTCGAAAATCTGCCTTTCGATGGCCGTCTGTATTTGTCGCAATTAATTGCCCATTTAGCACAAATGGATGAAGTAGAAGATGTCTATATCGGCTTTTATTTTGAAGACGCAAACGGGTTCGTTTCGTTCAGGAATGAACGTTTCAAGGATTCTTTTGCAGGTTATTTTGAATTTGACGAAAACTCACTGATAGTATATGTTTAGAATCAACCTCGAAAACTACGTCAACCACCTACTCTGGCCGCTTCGCCGGAAGCCCAAGGCCGTTGCTTTGTTGCGAGCTTTGCTATTTCCAGTGTTGAAGCTCACAGATGATTTCCAGCGTTATCAGTTTGATACCAACTATCAGCTACACGCCACTGGGCAGGTGATTTCGCTGAAAACGAATATAGCGAGGATACTCAATATTTCAGCGAATACGATACTAATTCAAACGACATCGTCGAATAATTTCAACGTTCTTATTCCTGCTACTTCGGATAAGTTACGGGAAAAAGTCAGGGCATACATCAATCAACACAAGCCCGCTGCTACTTATTTTATCATCATTCAATTATAGTCACATGACCGGAACAGTAAGAACCATAGCATACCTCGAAGAACGTTTCGAGACAGGTAAGAAGCCAACGGAGGCAGACTTTTACGATTTAATTGCTACGCTACAAAGCGGCTTGTCAACTACAGAAATAACTACACTGAATGGTCTTATTTCTAATCTAACTAATTCAATTGGGCAAATTAACGTGAGAATGTCAGCCATTGAGCAGTTTAACTTTAGCAGTATTACTTCTCAGATTACGCAAATTAACAATAGCCTAAGCTCTGTGAATCAGACGCTCGTGAGTTTAGACAGCAGGTTAGATGCTCTTGAAGGCTCAACGACGCTGCCCGCTTGTACGGGTTTGGTTATTAACAGCATTACGGTTAATTCACGCACGTCAATTTCTTTCGATTTTGCGGGACAGAACCTGACAAATGTTAACTGGAATATCAGGAATGCAAGCAACGCAGTCGTCAACAGCGGGAATATTACCGCTGGCCCGGGTACGGTGAACTTGACCTTAACTAATGCGTTACCCGATGCAACTTACAGCTTATCGCTTGTAGGAGTTAGCTGCGTCGGTACGGTATCACAAAGCTTTGCCGTGAACTTGTTCGTGAACCCGGGCAACAATATCTGCGAAGTTCCGACAACCAATAGTAGCTACCCCGCTGCCGATACGAACAGGTATGTTGGTAGTGTTG